AGTTATGATGGTGAAAAATTAATTTTATTAGTTCATGACGAATCCGGTAAATGGGAGCGACCTGATAATATATTAAATAACTGGCGTGTAACAAAAACTTGTTTAAGACTAGGGGCTAAGATTGTTGGCAAGTGCATGATGGGATCTACATCAAATGCCTTAGATAAAGGCGGAGATAATTTTAAAAAATTGTACTATGACTCAGATGTTAGATCACGAAATAAAAATGGCCAGACTACAAGTGGATTATACGCTTTGTTCATTCCTATGGAATGGGGCTACGAGGGATTCATTGATAAGTATGGCTTCCCTGTCTTCGATACACCACGAGAAGCGGTTGAAGGAATTGATGGCGGTCTCATACATACAGGAGTTATTGAACACTGGGAAAACGAGGTAGAAGGTTTAAAAAATGATTCTGATGCTCTAAATGAATACTATAGACAATTTCCAAGAAGTGAAAAGCATGCGTTTAGAGATGAAACAGTAAATTCATTATTTAATCTTACTAAGATCTATGAGCAAATAGATCATAATGAAGAGATGGCTATGAATGGCTATGTTGTTAAAGGTAGCTTTTCTTGGCGCAATGGAATAAAAGATACAGAAGTTATTTGGACACCAAATAGAAACGGTAGATTCCGTATAAGTTGGTTACCAAAGGCAGAACATAGAAATAATGTAATTGAAAAGAATGGTATAAAATATCCAGGCAATGAAGGATTTGGATATTTTGGTTGTGACTCATATGATATATCAGGAACAGTTGGTGGCGGTGGATCTAATGGAGCACTACACGGTTTAACAACCTTTTCAATGAACCCTGATTTCCCTCCTAGTAAATTCTTTTTAGAATATATTGCAAGACCACAAACAGCTGAAATATTTTTTGAAGATGTATTAATGGCTTGTGTATTTTATGGAATGTCAATACTAGCGGAAAATAATAAACCAAGATTATTATATCATTTTAAAAGAAGAGGTTATAGAGGTTTTTCTATGAACCGACCAGATAAATTACGCGGGGCATTATCAAAAACAGAAGCTGAACTTGGTGGAATACCAAATACTTCTGAAGATATACGTCAAGCTCACGCGGCAGCAATTGAATCCTACATAGAAGAAAACGTAGGGAAGATTGGTGATAATTATGGAAATATGTATTTTCAAAGAACATTAGAAGATTGGGCAAAATTTGATATATCAAAAAGAACAGCGCATGATGCTTCAATCAGTAGTGGTTTAGCAATAATGGCTTGTAGAAAACATTTATATAGACCAAGACAAGAAAGATCAACTAAAAAACTTAATTTTTCATTCTCAAGATATAAGAATGAAGGAGATCAAAGTGTGCTAATTAAGTAAATATGGCAAAAATAAAAAATAACTATTCTAATTTTCCAAGTCAGGCAGTGTCTGATTCAGAGAAAAAAACTGTTGAATATGGTACGCAAGTTGCAAAAGCCATAGAACAAGAATGGTTTAATTCAGGCCGCGGATCACAAGGCAGATATTATGCTTTACGCGATGAATTTCATAGGTTACGTTTATATGCTAGAGGCGAACAATCAATAAGAAAATATAAAGATGAATTTGCTATTAATGGTGATTTATCATATCTTAATTTAGATTGGAAACCTGTACCAATCATTCCAAAGTTTATTGATATTGTTGTAAACGGAATGCAAGACCGCTTATATAACGTTAGAGCGGTAGGTGAAGATCCTATTTCTACTGGCAAACGTACAAAGTATGTTGAGGGTGTTCAAAGAGATATGAATACTAATGCCATGCTTGATTTAATTGAAGCTGAGCTTGGAACTAATGTTCGTAACATTGAAAAAGAAAAATTACCCGGATCAAGCGAAGAACTAGATTTATTTATGCAGCTTAACTATAAGCAAGGCATAGAAATAGCGCAAGAACAAGCAATATCAAATATATTTAACCAAAACAAATACGAATATACAAAATCCCGTGTTGATTATGATATAGCTGTATTAGGTATTGGAGCAGCACGCCATTCTTTTAATAATACCGATGGTGTTAAATTAGATTATGTTGATCCTGCAAACTTAATATGGTCATACACAGAAGATCCTTATTTTCAAGACTGTTATTATTTTGGTGAAATAAAATCAACAAGAGTAAATGAACTTAAAAAACAATTTCCAAGTTTATCAAACGAAGATATTGAAGATTTAAGTAATAAAAGCGGCGGTTGGAATAATTATTCAAATAATTATAGTGTAGAAAATACTACAGATTCAGCAGATAATAGCGTTAACGTTTTATATTTTAATTGGAAAACGTGGGAAAATAACGTTTATAAAATAAAAGAAATTGCTTCTGGCGCTGAAAAAGCGATTGAAAAAGATGATTCTTTTGATCCGCCAAAAGATAAAAGAACAAGATTTGAAAGAGTAGCAAAGGCGCAAGAAGTAATATATGAAGGTGTTTACATTTTAGGGGCTAATAAACTTTTAAAATGGAAAAAAGCTACTAATATGATTAGACCTCATTCCAATGCGAATAAGGTTTTAATGAATTATGTTGTAGCAGCACCTAGAATATATAAAGGTAAAATTGATTCTTTGGTTGCTAAAATGACACCTTATGCTGATTTAATTCAGCTAACACATTTAAAGCTACAACAAGCAATACAAAGAATGACTCCATCTGGGGTTTATATTGATGCTGATGGATTAGCTGAAATTGATTTAGGAAACGGTACTAGCTACAATCCACAGGAAGCATTAAACATGTACTTCCAAACGGGATCCATTATAGGTAGATCATTAACCGTTGAAGGCGATCCAAACCCAGGCAAAGTGCCTATTCAAGAACTTCCTGGTGGTGGCGGAAACCAAGTACAATTATTGATTGGAGCATACAATCAATATTTACAAATGATTCGGGATATTACCGGATTAAACGAAGCAAGAGACGGATCAGATCCAGATCCAAAAGCATTAGTTGGAGTTCAAAAAATGGCAGCCGCTAATAGTAATGTAGCCACAAGACACATATTAGAGACAAGCTTATTTATTACAAAAACATTGGCTGAGGCAATATCTTTAAGATTTAAGGATATATTAGAATTCCATCCCACAAGAGATATGTTTATTTCAAGTTTAGGGCAGTTTTCTGTAGGTTCTTTAAAAGAATTAGAAAACTTACATCTGCATGACTTTGGTATATTTTTAGATTTACAGCCAGATGAACTTGAAAAACAATCTTTAGAAAACAATATACAAGCGGCGCTAGCTCAACAAAGTATTTTCTTAGAAGACGCAATTGATATTAGAGAAGTTAGAAATATAAAACTTGCTAATCAATTACTCAAATTCAGAAGACTTAAAAAGCAGATGACTGATCAGCAAGCTGCACAAGCCGCTGCTGTTGCTCAAGCCGAAGCGCAAGGTAAAGCACAAATTGAAATTGAAAATGCAAAAGCACAAGCGCAACAAGTCAAATCCGAAAGTGCTATTCAAATTTCAACAGCTGAAAATGAACTATCTATTAAGAAACTACAATTTGAAGCTGAAACTAAAAAGCAGTTAATGCAATTTGAATATGACTTAAATGTTAAATTAAAAGAGTTAGAACTATCTGCTCAAAAAGAATTGGTTGACAAGCAATCTGAAACTCAAGAAAGAATAGCTGACAAAAAAATATCAGTTAGCTCTATTTCTGGTCCACCAAAAACAGAAAAACCAAAGCAATCATTTGAATCAAAAGGAAATGATGTTTTAGGCGGTTTTGATTTATCAAGATTTGAGCCGAAGTAAAAAATAAATTATTATATTATATTATATCATGGAAGAAAATGTACAAGTAAAAGCTGTTGAAGGCACAGAAAATGTTTCAACACAAGAAAAAGAAGCTGCTGTATTGCAAGAAGCAATAGAAGCTGGCGAAGTAGATTCTAATTATGGGTTTCAAGACGACGGTGTATATCGCGTGAATGTTGATGGCCCACCAAAACAAAAAGAAGATGCCATTCAAGAGCAAGAAACAACGCGCGTATCTATGGATGAACCAACCGGAGATAGCGAAAAAGTGGACGAAGAAGTACGGGTCGAAAATACAGAAGAGCCAAGTCAAGAAGAAGAGGTAAGAGTTTTAGAAGAAGTTATTGAAGAAGTTGTTGAAGAAAATGTTGTTGAACAAAAAACACAATCTGAACAACAGGAAATTTCTGAACCCGAACAACCGCAACAAATAGAATATCCAGAAGACATCCAAAAGTTAATTAGCTTTATGGAAGAAACCGGCGGAGGTCTTGAGGATTATGTAAACCTTAATAGAGATTATTCTAAAATGGATAATACTACTTTGGTTTTTGAATATTTAAAAAATACAAAACCTCATTTAGATAATGA